TCGAAAGTCTCCCATCCCTATAAACAAATTCTGGTGTAGTGATTTCGGTGCCGAGAACCCGTGAAGCGTTTACCAGTAGCGGAGACTCCAGCAGGTTGCCTCGCTCGAATACCGCATTGGTTGGCTTGACAACTGGCTCTGAAAGTTTGTCCGCTAAAAGCGCTGACCTGTTCGAGTATGGGCTTGCGTTCATCAGGGCTGGAATATCGGAAGCCCCAAAGACACATTGACCGTTCTCATCTCTCCATCTAGTTAAAAGCCACTCTTGAGTTCCGTGTAATGGTTTTGGTATCAGTTTCATTCCTTCTCTCTTTCGTTAGTTGGTTTGTTGATTGTTACTTGGGGGTGTAACAGGGTTAGAGCGCCTTGTCTGCTTTGCGATCTGCTGCGGCATCTCTGATCTCCCAAGTGCCGTTCTTGATCTTGCGGAAAGTATCCGTGTGACCTTCCAACCATCTCCTAATTGCTGGTCCACTAAGCCCTGTGAGTTCCTTCATCTTTTTAGTCGTGATTTCCTCAAACACATTCTCTGCGGCGTAGTCCAGCAGGGCATCATATTTGTCGCTGACCTTGAAAGATTCGGGAGATTGCTTTGCACCTTCGAGAAGGCTTCGCAAAGTTTCCTTATCAACCTGCTCTCGCACCGACTGGGTAACATTCGCCACCCAAGCAGGCCTGCCGTATTCCTCTATGGCTTCCTTCACTATCTGTACTGCGTTCATTTCTTTTCTCCTTCGTTGATTATTTTGATTTGTATGACATTGTTGTATCCGTATGCGCTGAACGGAAATCGTTGAGCCTTCTGAACTGCGGTTCGAAGGTTCGGTGCCTCGTAGGTCACGGTGTCCTTAAACAACTGACCGAACTTTGTTGAGGTGTGAACCTGCATCGTGTAGGCGCTCACGACTTCACCAGCGTTTGTGTTCGTTCGACAATAGACAACTCGAAGCGCCAACCAAATCCTTCGTTCATAACATCCCGAATAAATGATGTGGCATCCTCGTAAGTTTTGAACCCACGGGCTTCCCACGAGTAGCGGGTTCGAACAATTCGCTCTGCCTGACGCTTACCAGCCTTTGTGAACCCTCCCTTGTAATGCTTGCGGAGATACACGAGGTGTTTGTCTGTAGGTGAAATTGTAAGAATGACAAAATCTTTTTCGGCGCTCATTACTTCACCTCCAGTGTGACAACTTCGAAGCGGAACGCTGGATTTGTTTCTGATGCTTTTGCGTTCAACTCATCGCACATTATTTTTGCGGCAACGAAGTCGCTGAACTTGAACACCTTGATTGTTTTTGAACCAATCTGATTGTGCTTGCGAATTAGATGATGCTTAAACTTTGCCTCGCTCATTAGTTCATTCCTTCCAATTTTGTTTTGTATGCGCTTGGGATTCGCTTTGCGCATGAAGCGCCAATCGGGAAGTAGCCCTGTGAGCCTTCGACTATTTTGATGGCAACTGGTAGCAGTTCGCAACTCGTGGACATATGGACATACCATGCGGTTGGAAGCGACTTGTCACTAATCGTTTGACCGCAAAGGTGGCAAGGTTCAATACCGTGTGTTGCACGATTGTGTTTCTTTGCGTTCTTTTCTTTTTGCTCTAATGAAACTATGTCCCATTCAGAAATCGTTATCACTTGGATTTCGATTCCTCTTATAACTCTTGTTTCCATCTCGACCCTCCCTTGAGTCTTGCGGGGTACTTCCCCGATAGAGCAAGTCTAAGATGCGGCGCTACCCGATTGCCACAATCCTTTTTAGGCGTAAATAGCAGTGTTTCGGGTGGGGAGCATCCCTGCGAACTGAAAGCCCCAAGGAAATCGCCCGCAGGAATACTCAACCCGTGTCACGAGGCGGAGAAGGAGAACACCCCGCAACACGGTCAGGCTAAATGTTCGACTGCATCCTGTCCACTACCAAGAACACGCATTGATTGAACCATAGCAACTGGAACGGAAAGAACACAATCATATTGCTCGTAACTATTCAACGATTGCGAAAGAACAATGTGATCAGGCTTTGTTTCTGGTAACAAAATCCCGCACGAAACAACTACACACGGGTTTGTGTCAATATCGCTTTTCTCAATCCAAGTATTTGTATCTGCGTGCGCATCGTGCCAAACAATTTCTATGAATGTTGCCATAACTCACCAACCTTCTTTTTTCCTATCCGCACAGAACACTGGCGCTTGAATAGTGATATTTCTTTCAGGTGTGACAATAGCCAACGCCTGCTGAGGCTGCTCGAAACCAAAGCCCATCAACAAGGCGTACTCATCAAAACCTTTCATCGAACCGTTCACCACCATCGAAGGTGTCGAAATGTATTGATGCCAATGTCCTAGCCAAAGAGTTTGAAACGATTTCCCTGTGACCATATAGCGCTGGTGCTTCCTCGCACGCATCCGCATAATCGGCGGATAGATGCCACCGATGCCGCCACCGCCAGAAACTTGATCGCCGTGTGTTATCAAATGACCGTGTTCATAAATCTGAATCAACGCATCGGCTGATTCCGGAATAGTAAAGGACACCCGTTTGTCTTTTGTGAAACTTCTTTCAACCATCTTGGCAAGTAGCCAGTCGAAGTTTGTTTTGACTCGTTGCTTCATTCGAGGTTTCCGTGTTGTGCGGCCGTGGTTACCAACTACCGAAACCACATGGCATTTTTTGAACTCGGTTGCGAGTAGTTCGACTGCCGCAGAAACTTGTTCAGCCCAGAACAGGAGTGAGCCAATCATCGTGTCCTCATTAGTCAGGGCAAGTTCCTCGTGGATATCGCCAGAGAAAATGTCTCCACCGAGGATTATGACAACCCCGTCATAGGTGACACCCGAAAGATAATGCCGAGAAAGTTTGATCACATTCTGTGTCCACCTCTCTAAACGCATCACCGCAATCTCACGGTTGTAAGCGTTTAAGCCTTCCATCTCCTCTGGATTAACAACCTCATCAAAGTGTGTATCGGAAAGCATCACAACTAATGTCGCTGCGTGCGTTTTAGGTTTCGCAGGCGCAAGCCAAATCGGAGGCTTTACGGAAAGACCATCAACCTGATCAACAACAGAAAGCGCTTTCTCTAACTCATCGAGTTTCGTTTGGAGTCGAACATTCTGGTTGGCGTAAGTGTCACGCTGTTTCCTTAGCCGCAACAACTCCCCGCTGCTCTCTACCTCTAACGCATCATTGATTTGATCGCCTAAGCCCATCAGATACCTTCCCTGTTTCGCCAACGAATAATCGCTGTGCGTGAAATATCGCAACCATTTTCCTTAAGTACCTGTGAGATAACTGACGCCGAGATTGTTGAGTTACGCAAAGCGCACACCAAGTCCTCTCTGTCCTCTCCTTGCATTGATTGAATCGCCAGATCAACTGATGATTTTAACCCACCGCCATTAACTGGCGTTGCCTCGATCTGCTGTAGCAGTTTTCCCATAGTCACCTTCTCTGTGATCTTGAATATGTGCTTCTAACTTGTCATCTACCTTGTTCAACCCTTTATAGATCATGCGAAGTTGCATCTGAACAACTGCGTGATCTTCACGGTTTTCCTTGCGTGCTTCCTTTGTCTCTTTCTTAAATGATTGCATGAACCCGACAACAATGCCACCAAGTGTCGTAATACAGGCAACAACTATGGCAGCAGAACCCGTATCCATTTATGCACCAACGATTACCTTCGCAGGCGGATTCTCCGTGAAAACAGCCTTAATCTGTTCAGATGACTTCTTGCCATCCACTTCAACATGAAACCAATCCCCGTTAGGCGCACCATGAACTGTCTCCTTTGTGTACTTTTGCCAAGCCATATCTCTGTCGCACTTAGAAGCCCTGCCGTGTGGTGCAGGGAAATAGTCGATAATCATTTCGATACCTAAAGCGTCAGCGTGCTTGACCAGATAATCCATCGCCTCCATAGCGTGCTTGCGGCCACCCTTCGCAACGCCACGCTTACCGTCACCCATATTGCGCCACGAGATATCTGCGGCACGACCAGTTGCGTGAACAGAAAGAGATTCCTTGCCACGCATATTTCGAACACCCCAACTGCCATTGTTCCAGAGGGCAGGCGAATACGCCTTGAATAGTTCACGCATCAAAGCGGTTAGTTGCGGATGCTCACCTGCGGCGGCACCATCCTTGTTTCCGGTGTACGGGCGTTTCATTTAGCAACCTTTTTAGCGGCAATCTTTTTCGGTGTAGCACCAAACGCCGCATCGATCTCGTCAGCAGTAAGTTTTCCATCCACGCTTGCACGAGCCAAAGACTCAACAACCTTAAACACCGACACAGCACCAGCGAGCGCTGCAGCCTTCCAAATCTCTAACTCTGGTGCGATAACGCTCGCACCCGTAATTACACCCAACGCATTAGTGAGAAATAACGCAATAATTCTGCCTGCGACATCCTGAGCCTTTTTCATTCTGGATCACCTTTCTTTAACATCGTTGCAACAAAGTGTACTAGTACAGTCAGGCAGGTAATCCATAGAGCCTGTCGCAAAGTCGTTCCTGACAAAGTAAGCAACACTAAACCCGTTCCCGCCCACACCCAAGCGTTCTCAATTAGGTAGTCATGTATTCGTTTCATATACGCCTCGCAGGTGCAGGTGAAGGTAAAGCCACAAGGATTGTAGTGCCTGCAATAATTGTGCGCCGCACCGCCACATTTATATTCGAGCCCAACGGAACATAGATGCTAAAACCATCATTTCCGAAAATGTTTAGCGTGTCCTCAAATGCTTCCTTAACTTCATCAGGCACATCAGGATTGTTCATAGTGTCCGCAATAACGCTTGCCATTGACTCCGATAGTTGCGCAGGTTCGATCTCCTCGAATAATTCTTGGGCCTGCTCTCCAGTAATCGCTGTAAGAACCTCAGCAGAAGCAACTAACTGTTCGGCTTGATCGCTTGATAAATCCGCTTCAAGAATCTGCTCTACAACCGCTTGCACTTCCTCTGAAGTCGAACTAGCCAGAACCGAAAGCGCCCCAATAAACGCCTCTTGCGTTAAAGGCTTATTAGCCTCTACAGGAGGAAGGGAACTAGCAGGGGGTGTAAGTACCGTGTTTGTTGTTTCTGGGGCGTTAGGGAGGCTTAGAACAGGTGCTAGAGAGGTTTCTGAAGGTAGTTTCACGGTTATTACGGGCGCAACGGTTTCTAGCGGTGCGACTTCGACAGCAGGCAGTGGTGCGGCGGTAATCTGAACGGATGTGCTTGGTTCTGGGATTGGTAACGGGATTTGTGTTGGTGCTGGCGCTTGTGTTGTCGTGGTTGTCGCAGATGTTTCGGGCGATAGAGAACTGGGAGGAATAGATGAGGTTGTTTGGAGGGATGTTGTTGTTGTTTGTGGTTCTACCGTTGTGGCTGGCAGGGAAGTAGTTGTTGTTGATTCGGTTGTTGTTGGTGCTTCCGTTGTTGTGGTTTCAAGCGTGGAAGTTGTTTCTACTGTTAAAGGCTGATTTGTAAAGAACTCAGGCTGGACTATCTCCCACCCTCTACCGTCAATATTCCAAGCAAGCATGAAGCAAGTGCCGCCACCGTTCTCATACATCCACGCATCGATAGCATAGATTCCGGCAAGCATTTCTATCTGACCAGTTTCTGTAGCAGAACATCCCTGATCTTGCCAAACACCAAACTCCTCTGTACCAATCTTGATTGTTCCTCCATCATCTGAGGCAATCCAAAACTCGATTGTTTCATGTTCAGGAACTTGTAAATAGCCCGTGTAATGCAACATAAATGAATCCCAACCACACTGCTGATATGGCTCGTAATCCCATGTTGCGTTAATAAATGGTTCAACACTGCTACCGCACAAAGGGTAAGCAACATCAGACTTCGTTGGTGGAATCTCTATTATCTGATACCCACGAACCAGCAACCCAACCTGTGACGCTTCAGCAGGCTGTGGTGCAAACAGTGCAAAGATTGCTACAGGGAGAAAAATCAGCCAGCGTGAACTTCTACCCATGACAGTTCGCTTTCATCCCACACATAATTGCCTTCAGGCTTAGGAGTAGGTGCTCGCCAGTCATAGTTGCTATCTAAAATCCAAGATGGATATGGCTGTGGAATAACGAACACATCACCAGCCTCGTTGTATGAATAACCAATACCTGCGTACTGTTTGCGAATGTTGTGATTGTAGGAAGTTCTAACACAACGCTGACCTCGATAGTTCCCATACCATTCTTCAGGAGTCAAACCGTCAATGATTTCAGTTTCATCTTTTCCTGTAATCACTTCAGTGACAATATTGTTTTCATCCAAAAACGCATAATGTGCCATGACTACACCGTTACCGTTCCAGTGCCAGCAGTAAATGTGTAAACACGAAACCCAGCACGACTTACAGTGCTGACACTGTATGTCAATCCACCAGCAATAGAACTCAATGCAGGCAGTGATGAGGAATAAGCAAGAATTACAACACCTGAACCGCCAGCACCACCGTTAGCGCCACCACCTTGACCTGCACCACCACCGCCACCTGTACCCGTATTCGCTCCCCCAGTTGCACCACTAGCGCCACCGACATACGACTGAGACGCACCACCTGCTGCTCGTGTTACTGCACTGCCAGTAATTGATGATGACGAACCTGCGCCACCTGACTTACCTCCACCTGCGACTGTTCCTGACGAACCAGCACCGCCAGCACCACCACCCGAACCACCATCGTTACCTGTTCCACCTGAGTTTGGTGAGTCACCGCCATTGTTTCCTTGAGATGGCGATGTGCTTGGAGTATTACCAGCACCACCAGTATTTGCACTACCACCAGCAGATGCAGCACCACCACCAGAACCACCTGATGCACCGTTGTTCCCTCCTGCTGTATATGCAGGTGCAGTCCCACCACCACCACCACCAGCAGATGTGAAAGAAAAGAAAACAGAACTAGAACCACTAGGTGATGTTCCAGTATTGAAAGCACCTGCAGCGCCACCACCACCGACTGTCACAGTAAATGATGCAGGCAAGTCAATAGAGCCAGAACGATAACCACCTGCTCCACCGCCACCGCCACCAAACGCAATAGTGCTACCTGAACCGCCACCACCACCACCAGCAATAACAAGGTATTCGGCGTTGATTACTTTATTCCCACCGCCAGTCCAATAATCATTTGTTTGGTTAGTACTTCCACGCCGAGATCGTGGTGCAGGTGTCCACCCACTTACAGACATCCCACCAAAAGTTGAACGATCAAACTTTGGCATAGTTGAGCCTACGCTGCAATGCGATTAACAAAACCTGAAATACAGATCACATTGGCTGTTGCTGCGAATGCACGAACATTCAACGCTGTTGCATTTCCCTTCAATAGCAAGCCTGAAACGATCAAATATAAACCGTTTTCTGCTTTCACCGTGTATTCAATGTGATCATCAGGGGAAGCAACACCACCCCATTCAATCGTAAGTTTGACATCAGATGCAGATGTGTTCACCGCATATAACCAAACTTCATCAAGGGTAGTTGTTGTAGTTGATCCTGTATGAATCAGAGTCCCTGCTGTAGCGGTCTGTGCAACCTTGATTTGTTTTCCATCTGTTGAACCGCTAAGTATTTGTTTGCTAAATGTTGCCATGATTTTCCTTTATCCGAATACCTGTGAACTTAAAACGAACTGATCATCTTCACCTAGAGCAGACCAAGAAGTGCCACTGTAATAGAGAAGCGTATTCGTATCCATTAAATAACAAATCATGCCCTCTGCAAGAGTTGGTTCGCCAGCACCACCAAAAGCCGCATCACGGGCTGCTGCGTCTGCAAACCTCATAACAGCCTGATCCATCAGATATGTATTGACTTGTGCTGCAGTAAGAACACTGCCACTGGTAAAGAGTTTTGCGCCTGCGCCTGCCATAATGCCTCCTAGTGTAACACCCTATGTGAGAGCGTTTGTTGAGTCCATCACACCAAATGTTGCGTCATCTAATATGAATGGGTAAACAATATCTGCTACGGCAAGCCCGAACTCGACAGTGTGCGAACTAGGTGTGATCATATGGCGGATATTCTCAATGCTGTACTGCTTGGTCACGCTGGCTGGAGTTCCGGTGGGGTAACTCCTTGTGATACTTACTACATCTGCAACTTCAAGCCCAGTCAATGTTGCTTGGTTGCCAGAACTTAAAGGGTTGTAAATCGTCTGCAACTTATCGAATCTATATTCAGGCAACTTGTATTTATCGAGCAAATCGGTTGCGAGAGTTAGGGCTGCGGCGTCATCTACTAATAGTAGGCCTGAAAGATTAAGGGTTGAAATCCCGTATTCAGTTTGCGAGGCAATATCATTCACTGTTTGATCTGTTCCACCTTCAACTGAACATACAACCTTGTTGTATAGGAACTCTTGCCCATACATAACTGAAAGGCTTGTGTAAGGAATATTGCTTCCAGTATCAGAGAAGTATGCGCTCGGAGTAGCGAATGATGCGGCAATTCGATCTGTGAAAGTTAGATCACCGTTTGCTGCCACAAAGAAATATCCTTGTTCACTGGTAGCAACCGATTGCAGATAGGTGAGAACATTGCTGTTGCCTGCGATCTCAAAGGTTGCGCCACCACCCAATGTTGCTGAACCAGCATCAATGTCCCTAGTTGCAGGGTATCCGACTTCTGGCAGATCAAGGATTGTTGCAACCCGTGTTCCAGACAACTCTTGCGTTGGTGTGATAGGTGATTCTGTGAATGTATTTGCCAATAGTACGAAGTCATCTGACGCTGTGATAGTTACATAACTGTTTTCACTAGTTGCGTTAGGTCTATTTGGCTCATATGAAACATCAATATCCGTAATACGCCCTGTGAACAAAGCGACACCATCGGAAACAACAGTTACTTTTCTGCGTGGGGCTACACCAGAAACACCAAGCACGCTGTTCCAATATGGGGAACTTTCGTTGATTGGGTCAAACCTGCGATCACGATTCAACAAAGTAACGCTAAATGTTCCAGCGTTAAAGTTTTGCAACTGATCAGATCGACCACGAGAAATAGAAATCTCTTGCGCATAAGCCGAAACATCATCACCGATTAGCGTGCCGTCAAGATAATCCTCATCGAGTACACCGAGCGCCGCATCATCAAGAGTGAAAGCATTTACAGGAAAACCCAACTCCATAAAAATCTGGATTTCCTCACCCCACGCCATAACCGCCATAACTATGCAACCTTAAGTGGTAGCGCACCATTTCTGCGCTGATATCGAGTAAGCACATCAACAATCTCGTCACCAAGTTTCGCAGGGTCAGTTCCCATTCCGGCATTGATCGTTACATTGATTGTCATTCCTGACTGCAACTTATCTAAAGGAATAATTGCCTCTGCACCCGCTTCACCAGCAAGTACCTGTGTTGGCTTTGTAATAATTCCTCCCTGAGCCATAGCCAAACCTTTTGCTTTGTATTCGGCATACAGTTTTGGAAAATCTTTCTTTGCTTGCGTAACAGGTGTTGCTGATTTTAACGCACGAGAGTTCGGATGCAGTCCACGCACCGCTTCCATAAACGAACCAAACAAACCGCCAGTTGCCGCAGGGGGTGGAGGAGTTACACCAACTGTTGTTTCTGCTTCTGTTGCAGCACCACTAGCAACACCCGTTCTTGCTGCTGCTGCTTTCTCCTCAGCCTCACGCAAACGCTCAACTGCTTCAGTCTGGCGTTCAATCGCTTCCGTTACCGCATCAGTAGCATCAACCTGTGCTTTCTTAGCGTCATTGAGTTTGTCGAGCGCCTCGGTGTAGGCATCGCTTCCTTCCTTCGCACCGTTGATCGCCTCATCCAACAAAGTCTCGGCTTCAGTAAGCGCATCAGTTGCCTCAACCTGAGCGTCAGTTGCATCCTTAACAGACAACTTCGCTTCAGCCAAAGAAATCTCTGCCTCACGAATCGCCTGCGGGGAGGATTCAGGGTCAAGGCGAACTGCAGCCAAATCCTTTTCGGCCTGAGTAACAGCAAACACCGAACTCTCAACATCATAACCAGCACGCTCAACAGCGCCCTGAGCCTTACGCAAAGCCAACTGTCTATCCTTCGCCTGCTTGCTGTTTGCACCATAACCAGCAACCACCTGATTGAAATACGCCTGTGCATTAGTAAGTTTTAATGTTGCATCAGCAAGAGTCGTTCGAGACTTCAGCAAAGACTTATCTGCGTCACGAGCAGACTTCTGAGCCGAACTCATACCCTTCAAAGCATCAATATATTTTTCAAGTTTCTCTTTAGCAGTCTCAACAGCCTTCGCCGCACCACCAGCGCCAGAAGCAGTATCAGCAACAGACTTTAACGCTTTAACAACCTTTTGGACTCCACCCTCTTTTTCCGCCATAGCACCAGCAACCTCAGCAACAGAACCAATCTCTTTGCGTGCGCCTTTTGCGGCGCTTCCTATACGCCCAAACTCGACTTCGCCAATATGCCCTAATTCCTCTAGCCCTGCACCAAAAAAGTTTGCAGCCTTAATCAAAAGATTGATTCCGTCAATAATTCTGTTGATAACAAAAATCCAAGTATTCAACCAGTTCTCGATCAGACCAATAATAAAGTTGATCACAGAGTTAATTACCTTACGAACAATCTCAAATTTCAAATACAACGCAACTGTTGCTACACCTAAAGCGATCATTGCTGCAATAAAAATACCAATCGGGTTCATTAAAAGAGTCTTGCCAAATAGTTGTGTAGATATTGTTGCCGCAATAGCAACAAGGCGAACCGTAGTGAAGACTGCAGCCAACGCCAATAATGCGTTCCCTACAGCACCCATATTTGTTGTTAGGTTAAGGAAATCTCCACCGAGCATTTTGATTCCAGCACCTAAACCTTTTTCACCAATAACATCTGAAAGTTTTGTTAGGTACGGAACTACTTTTTGAACAACAAAATCCGCAAACTTTTCGATATAAGGAATCAGGATTGCGCCGAACTCCTCAGCCACATTCCCCATAGCGATTTTCATGCGATCAAAACCTGTAGCGGTTGCCGCAGCAGTACCACCAACCTGTGACTCGACCTCCGCAAGAATTATTTTCTGCGCACCTAGAACATCGCCAGATTCAACAAGTGTCTTGATCTGTTCCTTTTGCTGGTCTGTGAAGTTAATACCTGCACGGTTCAGGGCTGTGATTCCCTTTACAGGATTACTTAAAGCCTTACCAAGTTGCATCGCTGCGGCGTCAGCAGACCCAAACACATTCCCTAAGTCTTGTGCGGCGATTAAAGCACGATCAAAAATATTGTTATTTTCACCAACTTGGTTTTGTACTTGCTTAAAAGTAAGCAACAAGTTTGCTGTTGTTTGGATTAACTCGTCATCTACGCCAATTTGCATAGATAGTTTTTCAGACAATTTCCCTATTTGACTTGCCGTGATACCTGCAGCACCACCAGTTGCCTTAATGATCGCCTCAGTTTGAGCCATAACCTTCTGTGACTCATATGCGGCAGAAGCCAACTTAAAACCGATAGCACCTGCGGCGATACCAACACCTGCAGCAAGTTTTCCAACAGTTGCAAGCGTGTTAGTCATTCCCTTGTCGAAGGTACGCAAACCAAAGGTTGCCTTGTTTCCTGCTCCCTCAATTTTCTGGAAATCCTTAATAGCCCTGTTGATTCCCTTGCTGTCAAAGGTACTGACTATATTTACGCCAACTGCCATAGAATTATCCGTTCAATCGTTTTTGCACTTCACCATCAATCTTACGAATCGAAACCTCAACAGCCTTTTCGACTAATGACAAGTGTTTTTCGGTTGCTGGATACATTACACGAGAACGATATTTGCCACTCCGTGATTTAACTTTCAAATGCTTATCCAGATTGGCTACAAACTTTTGTCCTGCTGAAGCACCGGAACCACGACCACCGCCAGTAACGGAACCAGCAGTGTCATAAACCTGACCGCCAGCATCAGACTGTTGCAAACGAATCAGACCGTGCTGACCTATCCCTGTTGGCTTTTTAGTCGAAACAGCGACACGAACTTTGCTCTTTGCTGCAGCACCGTTGTATTCGGGCAATCGGGCTTTTCCTTTGCGGCCACCAGAAGTGTGCCAGTTCATTAGAGGTTCATCAGGGAACTCTCGACCTACAGCATCGGCTGCGGGCTTGGCAGATAGTTTCAAATCCTTTTCGATAGTTACATATGCTTCACGCTCATATTTGCGTAACTCTGCGAGCGTTTCACGCACGCCATAGACTTCAACTTTCATACTCATAGTGTGCAGATACTACTACCGTCTGCGGTTAGCCCGTTCAGCCTTCTTGGTTAAGTAATCGAGCATGGCTTGAAGCATTACATCTCCCTCAGCAAGTAAGGCTGATGGTGCAATACCTGTTTCACACGCAAGGAAGGCGACAATCCAGTGTGCGGAATCGTCACCTAGTCGGCTTTTGGGGCTTCGACTTCCTCACGGATTTCAACAGTTGTAACAGTGTTAATCCAGTCAGGGTCAAACTTCAAACTGGTTTTGCGTGTGCGTGTTTCGCTATGCCAAGCAAGCCAAGCCAAGTCTGTTAAACGAATCTCTGTTTCAAAGCGTGCAACGCTTCGTGACCATGTGCGCTCGAAGGCTACGAAGTCAGCGAATACTGCATCAACATCTGACTTTGTACCGTCATTGAACTCAACCATTAATGCAATTTTCATTGCAGTCTCCTTCTAATTGTTGTTGTTAATAATTACGAAGTGGTCTTTACCAATGTTCCACCAGTAAATGTCAGCGAGGTCATACCAACTTCACCAACACCACCAGAGATTGGTGTGTGACTTGCGAGATATGCGCCAGTGATCGTATATGTAGGATTTGTTGCTGAAGGTGTACCAGCAGACTTGACAGGCTCAAAAGTAAGCGTGGTTTGTGTTCCTACTAACGGAAAAATTGTTGCTTCAACATTTGCTGCAGCGAAGTCCTGCATGAGTTCAATCGTGCAAGTGTTGTTCTGCAAGCCACCAACGAATGAACGGTTGCCACCAAATGCGGTTACTTCAACTGACTCAATTTCATAATTAACTT